CCCGAGATCCACAGGTTGCCGCTGCTCGCGGCGACGGTGGAGGGGTTGAGCGGGGCCGTGCCCGCGGCCCCGGAGTACAGGTAGATACGGCTGTAGTCGAGCCCGACGCTCGCACCGACGCGCAGTCCGGATCGGGCGTAGGTCTCATCGACGGTCACGGTCAGAGCAGACACGTGCGTCGCGCCGACGGGGTGCCGCAACTCCAGATGGTCGGCGTGCTGCACGACCGTGCCGCACCCGGACGGCGTATGGGCGGTGTCGGAGATGACGGCCCACCCGCTACCGGTGTTGCGCAGCGCGCACGACACGAGGGCGAGACGCGCGCCGGATTCGGTGGTGAGCACGTCGGATGCGGCGGCCTGGGCGCTGGCCGGCGACGCGTCGACGGTGCCGGCGCCGCTCACGCCGAGCGCGACCAGGGCGCCCACAGCGGTGGCGGCTGCGAGGGAGCCCCATCGGGCGAGGCGGGTAGAGGACATGGGGCGGCTCCTTCTAGACCTCGAACAGACCAGTGATCCACAGGTTCCCGCTCGCCGATACGACGGTTGACGGGCTGACGGGCGGTACGGTCGCGCGCCGACCATAGCGGGTGACGTAGCAGTGCATCGCGGCGGCCGGGGTGCTCGCGGCCGTGAGGCTGCCAAACGCGCCGGTGTAGAACACGATCTGCGTGGTGGTCGCGGCGATGTTCCCGGCGAACGCCCCGATGGCGCCGCGCTGGGCGATGGCGACGCCCTGGGGGCCGTCGGTGCTCATGTCCTCGTGGGTGAGGGTGAGAATGCCGCCGCTGAACGAGAACCCCGAGAACACGCCGCGCTCGGAAACCCACGCTGACGTGCCGGAGTTGTAGTAGATGCGATCGGTGATCCGGTCGTCCGGGTCGCGGTACAGGTACACGCGGGTCTCGGTGAGCCCGACGGACGCGCCGACCCTCCACCCCTGCGCGGCCAGGGTCTCATCCGGGGTGACCTGGAAGCTGCTCACCTTGAGCGCGCCCACAGAGTGCGTGATCAGCAGGTGGTCCGACTGGGCGGACACGGACGTGATGCCGGTCCCCGCATGCCCCGTGTCGGAGATGACGGCCCACCCGGAGCCGCTGTTGCGGAGCGCGCACGACAACAGCCGGTATCGGCGGCCGGCCTCGCCGACGAACGCGGGCGCGGGAAGTTGTCCGGCCGGGACGGTGCCGCCCGCGTCGAGCGCGGCCACCCCGCCCGCGGCCCCGCGCGCCGTGGTGGCGATGGCGCCGACCTGGGCGGCCGTGTACGTCGGGCGCTGCGCGGCGGCGAGGATGCCGCCTGCGTCGAGCTGCGCGACGCCACCGGGTGCGCCCGGCGCGGTGGCAGGGACGGCCCCCACCTTGGCGGCGTCGAGGGTGATGTCGGCGGCGGAGATGCCGTTGACGGACTGGACGACGCCCGGCGCGCCCGCGGGCCCGGCGGGTCCTTCGGGGCCGGCGGGCCCGGCCGGTCCGGCGGGGCCGGTGTCGCCGGGCGGTCCGGTGGGCCCGGTGGCGCCGACCAGGGAGGCGAGCCATTCCTCGACTGTGCCGGTGAAGCCGTTCTTCACGGCGACCTCGTACGCGGAGTCGCCCCGTACGGCCACGTACGTGGGCGTGGCCGGGTCGGTCGGGGCAATGTCGGCGATGTCGACGGCCGGGGTGTCCGCGGGAAGTAGAACCTGGTACGTCCGATTGGACGCGACGCCGGACAGCTGCTCGGTGACGGTGTACGACCAGTCGGCCGGATTCATGCCGGGGGCGTCGGTGGCGGGCAGGGTCACGGCGACCGCACCGGACGCGTCGAGCGGCGCGGTGACGGGCCCGGACAGCATTACGTCGGCGTCCGGCACGGTGACCAGGGCCGGGGCCCGGAACACGACCTGCCCGCTGAGGGGGGTGCCGTCGGGGCGTAGGTACCGGCCGGTGACGGTCACCGTAGGGATGGAACCGGGCAGGGCCACAGGTAGGGGTCTCCTTACGCTTCGCTGGGATCGGTGGTGTGCACGCCCCACAGGCCGAAGGGGTAGACGACGCCGGTGCCGGTGCCGGCCGTGCGGGCGGCGCGGATGAGCAAGCGCCATCGGTCGCTGTGCGGCCGGTTGATGGGGATGCGCTGTGTGTTGGCGGCTTCCTGGCCGCTGGCACCACCGGATACGGTGATGGGCTGGCCGATGTCCTCGTACCCCGACGGCCCGTTGAGCCGGTACCGAACGACGATCGTCGTGTTCGGCGGGGCGTAGACGTTGGTGTACGCCTGTATCACCCGGTGCTGTACGACGACCATGGCCTGATGGGTCGTGCGCTCGGTGTCGGACGTGACATCCACTCCCGTGGCCACGGGGATGGGCACGTACGGGAGTCCGAGGTAGCCGTCGGCATACGCGTCGTCCATGACGATGGGCTGGCCGCTGCGGGAGAACACCCGCACCATCTCGTCGGTGCCGCCCACCTCGCCGCCCACCAGGAGCGCAGAGCTGCCGTCGTCGCGGCGTACGGCGAGGCCGTACGTGCCGTCGCCCCACGCGCCCACGGAAAAGATCGCCGGGCCCTCGGTCGGCAGGTTGGGGGAGAACACGTTGAGGCTGCCGCCCTCGCCGATGCTCACCGGCCCGGAGTGGATTTGGTCGAGGGCGGGCCGGATCTGCGCCCGGCCGCGGAGAAGCGCGACCTCACGCTCTAGCGCGCGGATGCGGTCGAGCAGGTCGGTAGGGACGTGCGGCATCAGGTGGCCTCCAGGTACAGGCGGGCGGTCTCGGGGCTGCCGCGGTCGGGCGGCGTGACGGTCATCCCGACGACGCGGTACCGGGCGTCGAGCGGGGCCGGGTGCCACAGGTCCCGGATGCGGATACGGACTGTGGCGCCGAGCAGGGCCGGGCTGATCACTCCGCCGGGCCGTACGGTGATCTCCGGGACGGTCACCGGGGTACGGGCGGCCGTCCAGTCGGCGCGGGCGTGCGCGTCCACCGTGGCCTGACGCTCCACGGTGGTGTAGTCGGACGTTCCGTCGAGACGCGGCCACCCGGCCTCAATGTCGGCGTCGTCGACCAGGACCGGCGACATGAGCGGGTAGCTGTCGGCGGCCTGGTTGCGGTTGGTCGAGGCGCCCCTCGACTGCCACGCGTTCGCCTTCACCGTGGCGTCCGTGGGCCATGCGTACGCGATGATCGGGCCGGGATAGTCGAGCACCACGTCGGCGGCGCCGGTCTGCAAGATCGGGTGTCCGAGCTGAAGGTGTTTCACCCGGCGGCCGTCGGCGTCACGGTAGCTCGCGACCCGCCACTCGAACCCGTCCTCGACGGCGGCGAGGTCATCGATCAGGTCCCCGATGGTGTGGTGGTCGTACCGCAGATAGGTGCGGTCCCGGACCACGCCCGACGTGTGCGTGTCGTACGTGATGCCGATGTCTCCGCCGGGCGCGTCCTGCACGTAGCTGATCAGTCCGCGCACGATGTCGAACTGGTCGACTCCCTCGGCGAGCTGCGTGTCGTACAGGCGGCGCCGGTAGAGGTAGGACTCCCATCCGCCGCACTGGATCTGCGCGGTGAGGTAGCCGCGGGTGTCCGTGGCGAGCTGCGTAGTCCACAGGATGCCGCCCCACCACAGGTCCCGGCCGCGCTCCACCCACACGCCCGTACGGCCGGGGAGCAGTGCCGCGCGGGCGCGGGCGGCGAGGTCCCGGTTCGGGATCGGCACGGTGCCCGTGAGGCGGCCGGTCTTGCCGATGTAGTCGTCGAGACTCAGGCCCGTGACGGGCAGGGTGTCGATGACGCGGTCGGAGCGAAGGTCAGTGAAGACGATCCGGTACGCGGGTGGTGTGTGCACGCGGGGGCCTCCTTACCGGGTCGGCTCCGTGGCGGTCCATCCCACGTCCACGCCCGACCACGCGCCCGGATTGCCGGGGCGGAAACACCACAGCGTGAACTTGGTGGTGCTGATCTGGTAGGCGCGCACGTTCCACCCGGCAGTAGGGCCGGTGCCTGAGCTGAGCGATACGGTCACGACGGGCTTGGCGCTGAACGGCGTCGTGAACGTGATGTCCTTGAAGTAGTCCTCTCTGCTGCTGAACGTGATGGTTTCGGTGGTGGCCTCGACGGCGGCGGCGCGGTGCCCGCCCTTGACGATCAGGTGGCTATCGGTCCGGAGCGCTCCAGCGGAGCGGTAGAGGCGGGCGTCACCGAACACGAGCTGTCCGCTTGTGCCGAGTCGTACGGCGGCCTCCCACGCGGTCCCGGTGTACCGCTCCAGGGTGCCCGCGTTGTCGCGCCACTGGCCGGCGTACGTACCGACGGCGGCGCCCGGCGTGACCCCGCCCACCGCGACCGTGTAGACGCGGCGGTCGGTGAGCGCGGTCCCCCACGGAATGCCGCCCGTGCCGGCCGACGCGCCCGCGGGTACGGTCACGTCCCACAGGCGCAGTGCGGCCGGGGGAAGGCCGGGCGCGGTCGGCGTGGCGGACGCCTCGCCCTGTACGACTTCGATGGCGGCGAGGGTCTGCCCGTCGGTGTCGTACAGCCCGTCGTACACGCGCACGATGACGGAATCGACGCGGGCGAACTGGGCGTGTCCGTCGGCGAGTGTCAGCGTCTCGGGGGCGGTGACGGCGACCGGGTAGGCGCCCTGGGCGGCGGTGCCCTGGACGACGGCGCGGCCGGTGCCGATCTGTACGGACATGGAGGCGGTGCCGGTCGCGGTGAGCGGGTCGCCGCCGGGGATCACCCCGGATCGGGTGGTGAGTGCGCCGGTCGGGGTCATGGTGCCGAGCGGCGCGGCGCGGGTGTCCTCGCGGGTCTGCCCGGTGGGCAGTAGCCATGCGGCGCGCACAGTCACGCGGGGTCTCCTTACCAGTAGGCGGCGCGGTAGCGCACGGTGGCGGTGGTGGTGGGGTCGGTGCTGCCGGGCGCGGCGCGGTAGAGGAGCGTCGAGGGGCCGGGTGGCAGAGTGAATGTCTGCTCGGGCACGCTGCGGGCCGTCGCGGCGTACAGCCGTGACGCGGTGCCGTTGAGCGTGACGGTGCCGGCGCGGGTGTCCACGGTCAGTACGTCCGTGGCGGCGAGGGGGAGGTCGTACTCCAGCACGTCGCCCGTGGTCACGTTGGTGATCGACGGCATATCGACCGGGCCCCGGACCTCGATCACCGGATGGGTGCCGGTCGAGCCGTCGTTGAGTACGGTCATGCTGCCGGTGCTGCCGGGCGTACCGAACGCGAGCGGCCACGTGAGCGGCCACGTAAGGCCCGGCTCGGCGGCCGGGAGGGTGGTGGTCTCGGTGTGCTCGGTCAGGCCGTAGCGGCGCGGGTCGGTCGCCTCCCACTCGATCGCCCCGCCCAGGATCGTGCCGAGCGCGTAGCCGGCCTCCACGGGGATGGCGCGGCGGGTACAGCGGGCCCACACCAGCCGCGGGCCCCGATCGTCGAGCCACACGGCGAGAGGCTGCTCGTCCTCGACGGGCCCGGTCGCGGCCTCCAGCTGCTCGACGACGGCGCCGATACGGGCGCGCGGGGCGCGCACGACCAGGCCCTCGACACCGACCGTACGGACCCCGGCGAGGAGCTGGCCGGGGTAGGCGCCGTGCGCGGCCGGCCGCGGCACGGTCCCGGAGTCGAGCGGGGGCAGGGCGCCCCACCCGGTGAGCGTGCGCCACCGGTAGGGGGTGCCGCGCCCCAGCAGCAGGCGCCCGTACTGGATCTGGCCGGGCGCGGTGAGCAGGTCACCAGGGTTCGACACAGCGGCTCACCCCCTTGCCTTGGCCAGCCACGCGAGCGCGCGCGCGTTGGCGTCCGGGTCGCCGTTCTCGGCGGCGTGCCAGTGCTCGACGTGGACCAGGGCGCCGCCCACCCCGGCCGCGCCGTACGCGCCCGCGCCCGCGAGGGCCGGGGCCGACACGGCGGGCGGGGTGACGAGTGTCCGCATGGCGCGATCCACGGCCCCGGCGCCGGACTCGATACCGGCGACGACGCCGGCGGGAATCCAACGGCCCACCTCGCGCGCCATGACACGCGAGGGGCTGGCGATACCGAGGGCCTTGGCAATCGGGCCGGGGATGATGCGCTTTGCCCACCCGGCGAGGCTGGACGCCAGCCACGATCCCATGCCCTGGATGCCAGACCACAGACCGCGGACGATGTCCCTCCCCTTGTCGACCAGGAGCGCCCCCAGGTCGCCGAGCGAGGACGCAAGACGGCCGGGGAGACCCTGCATCCACGCGAGGGCTTCACCGGCCTTGGTGACGATGCCGTCTTTGAACCGCGTCAACGCATCGCGGGCCCGCTCGGCGAGGCGAGCGGCGAGCGGAGCAAGGGCGGCGCCCGCACGCGCGGGCAGACCCTGTACCCACGCGACCGCGGCATCGATGCCCTGGCCGACCAGTTCGCCGATCATCTCGGCGGCCTTGCCGATCAGTTCACCCGCGGCGCTCACGGCCTGCTGCGCCAGCTGCCACGCCTTGCCGAAGTCGCCCTGCAGCAGGGCGGCGATCGCCTGAATGACGGGTACGACTACCTGCTCGATCACGGCCGCGAGCCCGTCGGCGAAGATCGACGCGAGCTGACCGACGATCCCGATCAGCGGTTCGATGATCGGCATGAGCGCAGTCAACGCGCCGATCAGGAGTTCGCCGATCACGGGCAGGAGCGGGGCGAGGGCGGTCAGAATCTGTCCGAACGCCTCGCCGATCGTGGCGAGGGCTGGCGACAGAGCGACAACCAGCCGCGCCAGCACCGGGAAAACATTCGCAGCAAGATCACTAAGCACGGTAGCGATCGGCTCGACCAGCCCCGGAAGCTGCTCAAGTACGGGTTGCAGGGCGCTGAGCAGGGCCTCGGCGAGGAGCATCACGACGGGCGCGGCCTGCGCGATCACGTCGCCCATGGCGGTGAGCAGCGGCGTAAGCGCGGGCAGCAGCGTGCCGACGATCTGCCCAATCACCGGGATGAACGGCGACACCGCGTCGACCAAGACGCCGAACGTGTCCGCGGCGGCGGCAAGGACCGGGCCCAGCGCGGAGACGATCGGGGCCAGGCCCTCGCCGAGTGCGCCGATCAGCCGGGACAGGGGCCCGGCAAGCGACGCGAGCGCGGGCGCCAGGGCGTCGAGCAGGGACGCGATCAGCGGGGCGAGCGCGCCCATAAGGGCGGAGATCACGGGCCCGGCCGCGTTAGCCAAGGTACCGATGAAACCACCCAAAGCGGGCATGACCGTGGACAGAGCGCCGCCGATGCTGGTCAGTGCCGTTGCCGCGCCGGCCGCGCCGGTCGACAGCCCGTCGAGCATCCCGCCGATGCCGTCGCCGAGTGATCCGAGGAACCCCCCGAACGCCTCGACGACGGGCTGTGCGGCCTGCATGACGTTGATCAGGCCCGGCATGGCGTTCGTCGCGAGCGCGCCGATACCGGCGACCAGCGGCTCGACCATCGGCGCGGCGAGGGAGAACAACTGGCCGATCTGCGGAGCGAGGCCGTCGAAGATCCCCTGTAGCTGGTCGGCGGCGGCGACGAACGGCTCGACCAGCGGTTCGGCAAGGGTCTGCATCTGGCCCTTGACGTGCTCGGACATGTCCGAGAACGCGCCCTTCACCTGCTCGTTCTCGGCAAGCACCTTGGCGCCCAGACCGATCACGGCGAGCGGCACCGCGGTCAGCGCGCCCGCGGCCACGACCGACGCCCCGGACAGGGCCATGGTCGACGTGCGGGCCGTGCCGAGCAGGCGCCCGACCCCGGCGAGGGACCGCCCGGCCGCATCCGCGCCCCCGCCGATACCGTCGCCGAGCGCGCCGCCCATCTCCGCGCCGGCCGCGACGAACCGCCCGCTCATGTCCCTGAGTCGGCCGTCCGCGTCGCGCTGAAGCCCTTCCATCGCGGCCTGTGCGCGCTCGACACCCTGCTCGGCCCCGGACGCGTCGAGGTCGATGAAGCCGGTCAACTCGCCGATCGTGAGGGCCATAGGTCACCCCCTCGGCGGCGCCCGCGGGCGCGCTATGTAGTTGTCGTGGTGTCGCTCACCGGCCGGTGAGTTGTGCGATCTCGTTGGGGTCGGTCACCGTGCGCGGCGTCGACCGCCACGCCTGCGCGAACCGTGCCTCTGAGGGCAGGCCGGCGAGGAGAACGAGAAGGCGGCGCGTAGACAGGACGGCAGTGTCGGCGGCGGATAGTCCGTAGGTCTGGGCGAGGTCCGCCTCGACCGCACCCCAGTGCGTCAGGACCGCCCGCCAGAACTCCGACGCTTCCCGCCCTTGCCCTTCGGCCGGGGCTTCGCCGGGGCCGGGCGCACCGCTTTTCCCGACGCCTTGGCGGCCTCGCGCTCGTCGTACAGCCGGGCAGCTTCCGCCATGCTGAGGCTGTGCGGCTCGGCGACGTTGGCGACGGCCCACAGCAGGACGATGCCGAGCCGCCGGTCATCCATGCCGCTCTCAGCCCAGTGCCCGACCGCATCCGGCCCGAACAGCGTGCTGAGCATGCGCTCGATGTCCTCGGGCCGGGAGCTGTGCTGCACGCGGTGCATCTGGAGCGTGAACAGGGCGGGCAGGGACGGGGGGAGCGTGTACGTGCGGCCGTACAGGCGGAGCGGTACGCCCTGGCGCTCGGCCTTGGGGCGCTGCTCGGCGAAGAACGCATCGAAGTCGGCGACCTCGGCCTCGTCGTCGTGCCGCTCGATGTCGTGGTCGGTCACGGCGTCACCACCACCGCGGCCGTCGTCGGCGCGCCGCACCGGGTGAACTTGGCGCCCCACGTGGTCTTGGCGTTCGTTTCGCCGCCCTGCTCGCCGGGGCTGACGGTGCACTCCCATACGGTCCACTGGGTCTGGGAGGTGTGCCGGTAGCGCATCCGTCCCCGCGACTCCTCCCCGAACTGGAAGGCCCAGGTCTTGTCGATGTAGTCCTGTGCGGGGTCGGGGGTGCCGGACGTGGCGGCGTACAGGCCCGATACCTCGATCGTGGCGCCGCGCTGCATGATGTCCTGCTCGTAGTACCCGTCCGAGTCGTTGGTCGTCGTGTCGGCGGCCTCCTCGTTCTCTGACGGGTTGTACGTCCAGCTCTTGAGCTTGCTGAGGCGGAGCCACGTGTCGGGCGTGGCGCTCTCCACCTCGAAAAGCCAGCCGCGGGCGTCGATGGGGCGTCCCATGGTGGTCCTCCTATTCGGTGCGGTGGTCGGTGGGGGCCGACACGTCAAGATCAAAATTCACGACGTGCTCGTGTCGGCCGTTGGAGTCGGGGCCCATCGGGGCGGGGGTGGCGCGGGCGACGCACAGGACCAGCCATGTGCCGTCCGGCAGGGCGGTACCGGCGAGGCCGTGCAGGGCGCTGTAGATCGCCCAGCAGCGGCGGCGGGAGGCGCGCGGGTCGGGCCCGCCCCGTACGCGCACCTGCAACCGGGGCCGGTCGTACGCGTTGAGCGGGTCGGGTGCCTCGCCGTCGTACAGCCATAGACCGACCGCAGCATCGGGCGCGGGCGGCATCGTCTCGACGAACAGATCGCCGGTCACGCCGTCGGGGTCGTACGTTGCGAGGCCGCGGGCGGCGAGCAGGCGGGCGATCCCGTCGAGCGGGTCGAGGTCAGCCACGGAGCGACCTCCGCACCGCAGCGGCGATGATCTCCGCGACCGTATCGGCCTGCTCGGTGAGCGGCCGTTCGAGGTACTTGGCGCTGCGCCCGGCGTCGTGCCGGTAGTTCATCTCCTCGTGCTGCCGGACGGCGTACGGGGTGTCGTACGACACGGCGGCCGTGAGGTCGCCCTCGTCGACGGTGGCGGCGCCGGACCGTTCGAGGGTGGCCTCCTCGATGGGGACGATCCGGCGGGACTCGGCGAGGACGTGCTCGGCGGCGAGGCGCAGACCCCGTACGGCCCCGGCGCGGGTGCCGGCGAGGGCGGCGGCCCCGTTCCAGCGGAGTCGGGCGCGCTGGGTCACTCGCACATCACCTCCGTGCACTGCGGGACCGGTAGGCCCGGCGCGGTGTGGTGGGCGACCGACAGCACGCGGGTGCGGCGGCCGGACGGCAGGGTGAGCCGCGACTCGGCCGGGCAGTCGAGATCCGGGCCGGCGATCACCTGTGCGGTACTGGTGACCTCGCGGCCCTCCCGGTCGCGGACGGTCCGGATCGTCTCGGCGACCAGTGCGGGCACGCTCTCGATGGGCGGCCCGTACGTCGGGCCGTACGCGGAATCGCCGAGATACGGCTCGACGGTGACGCGGTGCCGCAACAGCCACCGGGGGACGTGGGTCACCAGATCACCCCCGGCAGCAATCCGGCGCGCCGTAGCGCGCGGTGGGCGCGCGGAGCGAGGTCCAGCTCGCCCGCCGGCCGCGCGCCGTCGCGGCGGTCGCCGAGCGACACCGGCCCGATGGACACCGACCCCCACCGGTCGGCGGCCCCGGTGCCGTCGTCGCCCGCGGCGAGCTGGTACTCGACCTGCGCACAGGTGGCGTCGGCGAGGGCCTGGACGACTGCCGGATCGGTCGGCATCCCGACGGCGTCCGTCACGTAGCAGGCGGCGAGTAGGGCGTCGTCGATGTCCTCGGACGCGCGGGCGAGCAGCCGCTCAGCGTCCGGTGGGGCGGCCTGGCCGGTCCACGTGGTCAGCTGCTCGGGGGTGGCGTAGACACGGCCCACCGGTCACCCCCCGCCGTTCTTGGCCTTGCTCCGGGTACGCGAACGCCCCGCGGGCGCGGTGTCCTGCGGGGCGTCGTCGGGGCCGGGCGTCTCGTCCGGCGGGGTGTCCTCCGGGCCGTCATCCGGCGCGGTGGTGTGGTAGCGGCGCAGCATCACGGCGGCGCCCTCCTTCCTGGTCAGGCGCTGGCGAGGGTGCCGACGACGACGCCTCGGTCGGACAGCCGCTTGACGGCGTAGTGCATGGTCGTGGTGACGACGGTCGAGCGGGCGAGGATGTCGCGGTCCGACTCGACCAGCGGGCGCCGCTTGTAGAGCAGGCCCAGTGCGCTCGTCTTCATCAGCAGGAACTTGCCCGCGGCGATGCGGTTCGTGACGAACACGGACACGCCGCCGATACGGCCGATGCTGCCCGTGGCGGCGGCCGACTCGCCGGTGCCGAGCTTGGCGGCGTCGACGAACTGCGGGTCGAGCATGGCCTCGCCGAGCTGCGCGGAGTTGATGTAGAGGCCGGCGAAGTCGGACGGCTCCCACTCGTCGCCGAACTGGCCGATCGCCGGAACCATCGCCCCGGCCCACGTGAACTTGGTCTGCCCCGTGGCGGTGGTGAAGCGCAGCGGGGTGCCGCCGCCCTGCGCGGTCTCGTCGGCCTGCGCCTGGGCGATCAGGTCGGCGTCGACGCGGCGGGCGGCGAGGATGCCGAACTGCCGGCGGGCCTCGGCCTCCGGGTCGCCGAGCGACGTGAGGCGGGCCCGGTCCGTGATCTCGACGGCCTTACCCACTTCCTTGATGGTGGCCGTGGCGTCGTCGGTCGACATGGCGGTCGGCACCATGGCGACGGTCTCGGACAGCTCGTCCAGCTCGCCGAGCGCGCCCCACTTGGGGAAGTGCACGGTGTCGCCGGGCTGCCCCTCCAGCGTGTTGTCTTCGATGACGGCGGCCGATCCGGCGACGCGGACACGGCCCGCGTACTCGGCCTGCGCCATGTCGCCCCACACCTCGGGGACGATCATCTGTGCGGACGTGGTCTGTGCCATGGTGGCTCACTCCTTTTCCGGCACGGCGGCCGGGCGGTCGGGGCCCGGCGCGGTGCCGGGCGAGGTCAGGCTCCGGCGAGGCGCCGGTAGGTGTCGGGGTCGGTCTGGTGCAGTGCGACGCGGTCGGCGTAGGACATGCGGGCGAACTGCTCGGCGGTCACCTCGCCACCACCGGTCCCGCCGAAGTCGGCGCCGCCGCGGGCGGGCCCGGCCGGCGCCGCGGCGAGCCACGGCTGAGCCGTGATGGCGTTCTGGATGGCGGCCGTGATGGCGGCGGTGTCGGCCGGGTCGAGCTGAGCGACGGCGGCGGTGAAGCTCGCGGAGTCGAGCAGGCGGGCTACGTCGGCCCCGGTGGTGGGGGCGGCCTTGATCACCGCGGCCTGTACGGCGGCCTGCCGGGCGGCGGCGGACGACTCGGTGATCGCCTGCTGTGCCCACTTCGGCAGACGCTCGACGGCGCCCTCGGGCACGTCGGCGACCGGCGGCGTGGCCGGGGCCGGCGGCGCGGGCTGCTGCGGCTGCTGGGCGGCCTGCTGGTACCGGGTGCGGTAATCGGCGGCCTCGGCGCGCGTGTCCCGGATGATCTTCTGTGCCCAGTCGGGGAGCGACGCTACGTCCTGCGGGTCGCCCTGCGGCGCCGGCGGCGCGGCGGGGTCGGTAGTCGGCTGCGGCTCCGGGGCGGGAGACGGTGCGGGCGGCGCGGCCGGGGCGCCGGTCGGCTGGGG